TACCCTGAGAAGTTTTTTTACCTCGTCCTGGTGTCGCTGATCTATAAGTATTAACTATTTTAGCTTTTCTTACCATTTATGTATTTTAAAATATGTTTAATAACTTCGACAGTCCAACCATTACCTAACATTTTATATCTTTGTGTATTGGACACATGATTAGTATAATTATCTGGCACTGTCTGCAACCTTTCACACTCCAAAGGTGTTAGCTTCCGCCAGGTTAAATCTTCTTGAGCTACCTTTGGCTCTCTGTTACCCCCACCACCAGCATTAAGACAAGGTGACTTACCTTCAGGGCTATACACTCTTCTCAATATATCGTGTCCGTTGATGTCAGCAGCCATACCAACTTGTTTGGGTTTACCATCATAATCACAAGCCAAGTAATCGCCTTGTCTGCCATTCTTGACATATTCCATAGCTGACAAATTACTGGCTTTTTCTTTTGTGTAATCAATTAAACACTTTCTGCCCCTTTGTCTTTTGGCAAACTTATCAGACATCTTGGTAAAATTTTCTGGTTCTGTCTCTAATATATCTCTCAAAACAATACCCCTATCTTCAGGTTGCTGTATGTTAGGTATATTAGTCCAATAATACCTCTGTCTTGATTGTGCAGAAACTAAAGCAGAATTGATAAGAACAGGCTCTATACCAAAAGTTATTTCTGGGTAACACTTAGACACTTCTTGCGAAATAATATCTAAAAACTCTTTCTTCATTCTGACATTTTCTAATAAAAAATATTTAGGCTTAATTGCTTTTAACAATTTAATAAATTCGAAGAACAATGCTGACCTTGGATCATCAAAAGCCAACTGCTTACCTGCAAACGAAAAACCCTGGCAAGGACTACCACCCATGATTAAATCTACATCTGCAAAATCTTTAGGATCTAACTTGGTAACATCACCCACTTGTATAGTGTTAGGGTAATTAGCTTGTGTTACCTGAATAGCATACTTATCAATTTCACTAGCATAATATTTTTTGACAGATATGCCGAGTTGATCTAAAGCTATCTGACCGCAACTCATACCATCAAACAAACTTAAAACTTTGATTTACCAATCCTCTCTTATTTTATTACTTTCTATAGGCTCAAGGATAACATCTTTTCTAAATAATGTTTTGGGTGTGAAGTCTGCTTTACCGTTAGATTTAACCATAGCAAATTGAGCTACTCTATTTATGTCTGGCTCAACACTATGCTCTAAACATATCTCCTCTGCTATCTCTTCCTTAACATGTGTTAAAACTGCCGCCCACCTTGCCGAGTCAACGATTGCTGAAGCTCCTCTAATACTGGCCCTATAACCAAAAGCATCACTAGCACTAAACGCTGACTTGCTCATGTGATGCGAAGTTATCACCGCACTATTTGTTTTCTTAGCTAAACCAGCAACATAAGTTCCCCAAAGCTGACCAACTTCATTTGAAGAAGATACAGAAGCGGAGCAGAAACTACTCAAGGGATCAATGATAAGGAGATTTAGAGAATGAAATGACATCAACTCCTCTTGCAGTGACCAACCCGCTTCTGTAATTCTTAAACCTTGATTATCTTCCGCAATAATATTGATAGGTTGATTGTCTGGCACACAATACACATAAACATTATTCGGATAGCCAAATCTTTTTTCATCTGGATCTAATGAATGTAGCCTATGATGGATTTCGTCTTGTGAATCTTCACCTGTTAAAAAAATTACATCACCACTTGACATAATTGGTTGATTCAACCACCTGCCTTTGCCACTTGCTACCTTCAGGGCCAAGTCTAACAACAATCCAGATTTGCCAAGACCGCCAAGCCCTGCCAAAATTCCTGCTACCTCTTTTGGGATTAAATCATTGACTACATATTCACGCTCTAAAGGCTTTCCCTGCAAGTCACGAATACTAAACCCTCGGATTTGGAATCCCGTTTGATATAGCTCATTTCTGACCCTCTCAGCCCCAAACTCCAAAAATAAGTCATTATAATCGCCCTTAACAGAGGGTATTCGAGTAATACAGTTAAAAATTGCAGACTGAACCTCTTTTGCTCGGTCTTGGCCAACACCTGAATCATCATTATCAAGTGCCAAAATAAATTGACCATTATAAATTTTTCTAAATCTTGTTAATGCTTCTAAACAAAAATTTGCTGAGAACACAATTAAGACTGGCATGTTGCAATTTTCATAAATACTTACACCAGTGGCGTAACCCTCTACTACTGCAATCTTTTCTACCTGGCTAATTGAAGCAAGGTCTGTACCAATTAGAAAGAAACTACCCTTAGTTTCTCCTGCACTCGCAAATCTTTTTTGACCATCAGGCATGATGTATTGCAGGGAGCGTAAATCTAATTCTTTAGTCTCAGGATGTAAGCGATACATTGGCACTAATAAATTACCATTGGCTTCTTTAATGCCATAAGATCCTATTTGTTTTGTTTTGAGATATGGATGTGCTGTTACTTGATTTGCTTTACTAAATTTATCTTTGACATAATAAGCAGTTTCTTCTTGCTTCCTTGCTTTATCTTCAGCAGCTTTCGCCTTAACTTCTTCTAGTTTAGCGTAAAGTTGTTTTTGTTCTTGTTTCGATAGGCTTGTCGTTGAGCCTGTAAAAAATTTTCTCTCTTCTCCTGTTCGCCAGTTGCCATAAACACAACAAGCATAATCTGGATTGATTTGATGATATATATACCATCCACTAATTTCACCTGACTTGTCAGGTCTTTGACCACCAACAGCGTTGACACCTACTCTTTGCAGTGAACCTTCCTTCAAGAAATCAACACGCAAACCAAATTCACGCATTGCATTAAGAAGATCATCAATAGTGTTGCTGTCTTGAGCAAATTTTATTGAATTGTCTAATTTTATTCCGCCATCAAAGTATTGGTTTAATTTCATTCTCTTTAGGTTTTATCTCTCCTGTCTCCGCCACATGATTTTGATGGTTTAGAAAATGTCTGATTGCATCATTTACAAATGCAAGTTTGCTCTCTCTCGACCATTGATTCATTTGTCCTGTTTTTTCTTGTTTTATTATTTCGTAAAATGTGTCCTTTAATTTTGCTAGAGCGTATTCAACACCAGCATCAGAAACTCTTGCGATATTTCTCACAAGCTCTCCACTATTGATTTTTTCTTGATGCTCCATTGAACACGCTCCATAAACAAATCGGCCCTCGCCTTTTATGACCAAAAATGGTTTTGCGGGGAGGCCGCAACCGCATAAGCTGGGGTAGTTGTTTTCTACCACTCAGCAACATCGCCTTTTGCTTCAGGTTTTTGTTCCGAGGCTTTAGGCTCATGCACTTTCCCAACACCAGGTAGAATTGCTGCTTCCCAATTAGAACCGTAATTGTCATCTATTTCTAAATAACCATTATCGTTTCTTTTAAGATCACAGCTTACAGTTCTACCTGCAAGGAGGTCTGTATCGGAAAAGTTATCTATACCTGCTGCTTTCGCTAACAGATACAAACTCTTTTCAGCAACTTGTTTTGCTTTCTCGCTTCCTTCCACAGTGAACAATGCTCCAACTGTTATGTTGGTATCTTCCACTTTAAAATGTAACTTTAGACCAGAACCACCATTTTGATATGGTTTATGTTCTGTGTGTGAGTATATTAAATTATATCTGCCCTCTTCTAATTGAGGTCTATCGTCAGTAGGTTCTTTCAAACCACCCTCGAAATGTTTTGACAAATCTGCCATCTGCTTTTCTCCTATTAACCAGGTGAAGTGTAAGAACGAGGATCATTGATGTAGTCGATTATGTAATCTAACCCATCAATAATTTCCTCGATACTTTCACTCGTTCCTGCTGGGTAAATTGAATCTAGTTCATAAGTTGCTCTTGGATCGTCTAAAACTTTTTGCAAAGTTCTTCGCACTCTCACAAGAGTCTTTGGAATGTCGATTGGTTTTGGTTTACCCATTATTTATCTAACAATATTAAATGATTAAAAATCCAATTAATTTTCATAAGAAAATACATTAGTTGTTTTTAATCGCTTTTTTAATAGCATCCCATTTGAGCGGTAACTCAGCAGGTAAGCTATATCTATTTTTTGCTAAGAACGCAGGACGTTCTTCAACGTGTAGAACTCTTTGACCAGTTGATACTGCTCGAGTCCTCTCGCCACCTCTGCTTTTTTCTACAACTGTACCAGTCTTGAAATCAGCAAAACCCACAATGTCTGAGACTTCTAAATATAAAAAACCATGCTTGGCATTTAATTTAATCTCATATCTATCGTAGGCTTCTGAGGTAGGATCTTCAAAACGCTTGATTACTGAATGAGCTAACATACAAATAATCATGCCTTTTTGTTCTCGTAGTTGGTTTAATAAATCTATTATTTCCCTAGTGTATTTCAGGCTTAAACTAAAACCTTTACCATAACCAGGTTCATTGATGTCTTTGAAACCCTCAACCTTACAGGTCTTATCAAAAATAATTGGTTCTAAATGATCTAATGAATCAATGACCAAAGTTTTATATTTATGATTTTCTGCTAGTAATGATTTCAGTATTTCAATGATGTCATCATAGTTTTTTAATAAGTCTGTGTGGGCCACATCAATAACACCAAGACCATCTTCAGTCATAAGAAATATTGGTGAAGGAAACTCCGAAGCGATAGTTGTCTTACCTACACCTGGCTTTCCATGTATCAATATTCTTGGTGGTTTTAAAGTAGCTTTGGTTTTTATATCAGCAAGTGAAAAGGCCATTACTTGTCCTCCTTCCCAATTTTATCAGTGACAACTTCTACATCATCAGTTTCAGGAAGTTCAGGCAGCATAGGCTTTAGTTTCTCAACTAATAGTTGTTCGTTTTTGAGTAACGAATTGAAGTGAGCTACTTTCTTGGCTGCTTCTTGTGCTTCGGCCATAAGGCTTTGCTTCTCTTGCAATACTCCCACCAAGTCTTGCACGACTGGTCGGCTCTCATGTGTCAGATCATGCTCAAATATGTCACGACCATCCATCGTAATTATCGGGTTGGTTTCCATAAAATCTTTCCTCCATTTTCTGTAAAATCATTATAAGACCTACAATAAGTCTTACCCTTGCAGAGCAAACATTGTTGCCCTACCACTTCTTTCGGATATTTTTCGAGGGCTGCATCAACGCAGTCTTTCAAATATCCTAAACCCCAATCTACAAGATCATGTAAATCGAGAGTTGTTTCTTTAGCTTTACCGTTTTGAAAAATTACATTTTCATATTGGTAATCTCCTCCCCACCTTGCTACCGCACCTAGGGTGTATATCTTTAGCTGTCCATTATCTATGACCTCTACTGGCCACTTACCTGACTTCAAATCAATCAGGCTGATTTTGTCTTTACCAATAAGAATGATGTCTGCTGTACCAAACAAATGGTCATTCACTTCATGCACATAAAGTTTTTCTTCAATCAACATTTCTGCATCCATCTCTTCTTTTTTTTTTAAAACATAGTTTGAATATGCTAGTGCTTTGTTCACCAACTTTTCATCTATTGTTATTTCAACATCTCCATCTTTATATTTTTGACCTACAAAATGTTTTGTTGGGTCTAAGTCTATTAACTCTTGTTTCAAAACTTTCTCAGCCATCCAGTGACATGCACTACCACTCACAGTCGCTTCACTCGCAACATACGGAGCTTTGCTGCTCAGTGTTGCACTAGCTGGACACTTACTCCAGAGCTTGTCAAAGCCCGAAGGTGACACTATAGAGTGCGAGATAATTACTCCCTATTAATAGGCTGTTGTAATTGCTCGTTCTCATAGGCTGCCACATCATCAAAATCGTACAACACTTTGCCACCAATTTTGTAATATGGAATACCAATGCCACGGGAACGCCAGTTCTCTAAAGTGCGTTCACTACGTTTCCATCGCTCTGCTAATTGTGCTTGATCTATGAAATTTCGATCTTTCATTTTTTTCCCTTGTATGTATTAGTATTAATTAAATGTTCTCTATTTGTTCACTCTAAGGAAAAAATTGTGTAATATCAAGTAGATGAGGGAAAAAACTCATATTGAATTTTAATAGGAGAAATAAAGATGAGTATTGATAAGGTTAAACCAGAAGAGTGGGATAGGGCCAACAAAGAGCTTGCAACAGAGCGACAAGTTGGTGGTAGCCACTACAAGGGTAAAGCTCAACCAATAGAATATATAATCAAGAACAACATTAGTTGGTGTCTTGGGAACAGTATTAAATACATTACCAGGTCTGGTAAGAAGGGCAGCAAAAAAGATCACATCAAGGATCTTAGAAAAGCAATTCATTACATAGAGTTAGAATTGCAACACACTTACGGTGTTAACCCACAAGGTGAGCCAATTATGGAAAAAATAGTGAAGCCAGATATTGACTGTGAAAAAATTGACTTTGAAATTTTTATGAAAAAGCAATACGATTTTTATAAAAGACAAAACACAGGCGAAATAATTTTAGACTATGCAGAATGGTCTGCTGATAATTTAGAAGATTTAAAAGAGGAGTATTTAGAATATGGACAAGCCGTTTAGAAATTTTGTTACAGCCAAATTTTATGACTGTAACAGAAACAAAGTTAGATATTATAACGAAGAACCATACAAAACTGTGCTTGATTATTTCAAGGACAATAAAAAATTCTTAATAGAAAAGTTTAAGTCTGAGAAAGATTAGAGTGCCACTCACCTATCTTATTGATATTTTCAATAGTGGTTTCTTCCAGTAAGTGAGCATATCTATTTGTCGTTTGGGTTGATTTGTGTCCTAACAAATCACCCACCTCTTTCAATGTCATCTTCTTAAATGAAATACAATGACTGGCAAAACTATGCCTTAGATCATGTAATGTAATGTGATCTAAACCAAACTTTGCTCTAATGTTTTTCCACATACGATAAGGTGTTTTAATCGCAAAGATATATTCATGTCTTTTGCCATTGGTTCTTGGTTGTCTTTCTATTATCTTTCTTGCTTGAGTGTTCAAATATATTACACGCTTATCACCTGTCTTGTTTGCGGTTTTATGTTCGTTTAAAACAATCCTATCTCCTCTGAAATCGCTCCATTTAGCATTGCCTATTTCAGAAGCGGATCTTGCTCCTGTTAAGATACAGGCCCAAATAAAATCTACTGATACTCTTTTATTATGTATTTCGTAGCGGTTGTTTAGTTCTTTTATAACCTCAATAAGCTGGTCTTGTGTCAGGTAATTTTCTCTAATTGTTTCAGTATATTTCTTAACCAGGTTGAAAGGATATTTCTCTGTGTACTCAGAAGCCTTTGCTTCATTGAACACCTTTTTGAACACCATCAAAGATTTATTAGCCATGCTTTGTTTATCAATATCATAAAACCAATCTTTAACTTCTTGATGTGTAATGGTTTTTATATCTCTTGTGCCAAAGAATTTTTTTAAATAGTTGTCATATATATTTTCAAAAGACTTTCTACTTTTCAGGCCTTTAGTTTTTTCTAAATATTTAAACCATGAGTCAGCAAAAGTTTGTACTGTCATAATTTTATTATTTGATTTACCAAAAGGATCTATACCTTCTAATACCAAGGCATGATGTTTGGCTGCTTTAATTCTGACAGCTTCAATAGGTGTATTGATGTCAGCTAATTTGTTTTGTTTTCTTTTGCCATTAATGTTGTAGGCAAAGGTATAACATGATGGATATATAAGTATGTTTGAGTCTTTGTTATCTCTTTTAAATTTCATTTTTCTCTCTCTGGTTGTGCTGTGGTTGTATCTTGCTCTAGTTTTACTGTGAACAAAATAGAAACATAGCGTATATTTATGATAACAAAATATTGAAAATCAGGTCAAGTTTTCGGCAGAAAACTGAAAAATAATGGTGAGCCCTGCAGGATTCGAACCTGCGACCCATTCCTTAAAAGCACTATGATTTAGCACCTTCAAGCCCAGTAATCAGCCAAAAAAAAGACCTCATTTTCTTTGGTTGTTATCAGGTAGTTCAATAAACTAAACAGCGTTTTCTTTCAACGCATTTATGATAGTGATTGATCTTTCTAAGGATTTTCTAGGGTTTACTTCTTTAATGTAATGTAATTCTTTTTGCCAAGTGGCCTTCATATTTCTATTGGGTTGAAACTCTATTTGGTCGTAGGGCAGATAACAAAAAGCAAATATATCTACTTCGTTTTCGTCATAGTCTTTTTTAGTTCTGTTGACTCTTTTCTTTATATCCCACCTAACCAATTCTTTTTTTCTGTGGTGAAAGGTTGACTCAGATGTTTTTACTTGGATCTTGTATGGGATGTCATCTTTCATAACCAAGAAATCGTATCTAGCTAGTGGGTTGGGTTCAAAGATTTCGTCAAAATATTGAAGGAGGAAGTAGGCAGCTAAATGTTCTCCTGCCCTACCGACTTTATACAAGGACATTATTTCATTGTATTGAGAAAGTCATTCATTTGGTTAGCACTTGTTCTAATGCCACCAGTTGTTGTTCTGTTTAATAAAGCATCTCTTATTAGCTGTTCTCTCTGTAGTTGTTTCATTAGCTCTACCATTTCAAGCTGTTTAGTTGGGTTTTGTTCTAACAATACATTGCCTACATTTCTTGATGCTTTCTCTAATGGATTAGCAATAACATCTCTTCCTTTTGAAAATAATGATGAAATTGATCTTAAAGCTGCTGCATCAGTAGGATTTCCAGATCCAGCAACCGCTATATCAGATATTGTTTGTGTGGCTTCATTTGCATCAAATAGTTTTTCTGCTGTATTTGGGCCACCAGATACAATATTAGTTGTCCTAGCTATATTTGCTTCTCTAATTAATTTGTTCACAAATTGATCTCTAGCAGCGACATCATCGCCAAACATTATTGATAATTTTTGTCTTAGATCTGGGCTGTTAAATATTTTTCTAACCAAGTCTTGACTATCTCCAACCCTGTTTATATCTTTCATTATTTCTTGAAAAACACCTATTCTAAAAGCATCCTTTTCTGCATCTGTTCCAAATTTAGAAAATTGATTTTCAAATGCTTTTGCTGTGGCTGTTGGTTTGTGAAATTTAGCACCAAGATTGAAAGCATCTTGTAATAAGAAACTATCAGCAGCCTGATTAAGTGCATTAACGTATTCATCACCCTTTACAGAATTTTTTAATAGTTCCCTAAAATCATTAGCTATTTTTTTTCTTGGGCCAGACATTTGTTTATTAATGCTGCCTTTTATAATTTTTTCAAAGGTTTGTTGATCTGCTACTCTTTTGATTTGATCCAAAAATTCTAAAGGTAGCGTTTGACTTACATTTACTATTTTACCATTTTCTTTTATTAACAACTTGTTTAACTGTGGTATTTCGATTGGGTTTTGTCCTCTTGCCACAAGTTTTTGATTGTATAGTTCTATTGCTTGTTTGTAGGCTTTTTTCAATATTGGGTCTTTATCTAAAAACTTATAAACTTCTAAGTTTGTTATGTTTGTGTTTTTTGCAAAAGCAGATTTATATAAAGGATCTAGTTTTTCATCTACAGCAGAAACTATGTCATCAATACCAGCTTCTAAATTTATTTGTTTATTTTTCATAGATTTTTCAGCACTGCTTCGTAATGTGTCAGAAATTCTGGTTGACTGTATGTTTGGAGAATCACCAGCAGATAAGTTTGCTGCTTTTTGTTCTACTGTGCCTGTTGTTCTTTCTGTTAATTGTTCACTGATGTTCATGCCAGGAACTCTTGTGTTAATTCCTCTTAATTTTCTTAAGACTGCATCTCCACCATAATCAGCAAGAATTTCTACAGGAGTTTTACCTTCAAGTTTATCGGCTGAAACATTTTCTTTTATTTTAATTATTACTTGTTCAAGTGGTATTTTATCTTCTGCAAATTGTTGCGAAGCTAATTTAATTGCTTTTACTTCTTCATTTGTAAAGTTTGAACTTTTCTTAGGCATAAGATTACCAAATAACTTACCCATTCCAGTTAATAGAGCTGGTGATGCAGCTCCTAGACCTGTACCTAATGCAGTACCAAGAGCTCCGCCAATAGCTTTGTCAGCTACATCCCCCTCAGAATAACCTACACCAGCAGCACCACCTTGTACTGCACCTAATTTACCAGCTTCAAAAGTTTTAGATAATAAACCTGCACCTGGCTTTACAATATTTCCTGCCAATAATGGATTGCTTAAAATTTTAGCAGTTTGAGCTACTGCTACAGAAGAACTTGTGCCACCTGTAAATGGAGTTAATAATAACGATGCTGCAACTGGAGCTAATGAGCCAACAATGTTTGCTGTTAATGCAGTGCCAGGATTTGTTTCACTAAAAGCCTTGTACCGGTTTCTTTCGTTTGCAACTCTTTCATCAAAAGCATCACTAAATTTTTTATCACTAAACACACTATCAAAAGCTGCTCCAATACCAGCTCCGATTTCATCAGAAAAGCCAAGACTTAACCCTTGTAAAGCACTATCTGTTACACCAGTGAATGTGCCAACATTTTGAGGTATTACATTATTTTGAGAAATTTTATCTAATTCTTGTTCTATTTTTTTATCTATTTCTGACATTATTGATTTCTTTTTTTAAGTTCATTTAAAAACAAATTTTTTTCTTTTTCTGTAAATTTGCTTCTATCAAGGTTCTGTAACTGCTCTATTGTCATATTTTGTAATGAAACAATAAATTCGAAATCTTTTATTTTCGGTACAACTGTTGCTCCATAATCAAATATAACATCTTCAGGTTTCAATCCTGATCTCACAGCCTTGTTTGAATAAAATTCTTCTAATGACTTTTGAGAAATAACAGCAGATTTATAAAAATCTAAAACAGTTCCAACAACGTCAGCTCTTTGTGCATCTGTTAATTTATTACCAGCTTGTACTGCTTGAATTTTATCTTTACTAAATCCAAGTCTTTCTAATAATGGTGCTGCATCTGCTACTGTTTTAAATTCACTCTCTCTAACAACAGAGTTGGGATCGAGAACTTTCATAGCACTAAAGATAATTGATAAGTCACCAAAGGGTGAAGGGTCATTTGCTGCATCAAGTATTCTTTTCATAGAATCTCTTGAAACAATAAAGTCTTTAGATCCTGCTCTAAAATCGTCACTTAATTTATCTGATCTTTCAAAAATTTCTTTCTTATTTAATCCCATTGGATTATCTTCAGTAGGTTGAATAAAGTTTGGATCAACTATTTCAACATCACCAAATACTTTTGATCCATCATCAACATAACGATAAAAACCATCCTCAGCTTTTTCATATTTTCTATCAGGTTTATTATCTTTTCCAATTACATTTGGCAAAACCCTTTCGCCTGTGTCTGCATAATAATTAAAACCATCTGCTGCTTTTATTATTTTTCTTTCTGTTGGTGTTGACAATTCCTGAATAGCTTTTTTTCTTTGTACTTCCTGATAACCACTTAAGCCTAAACTTCTTAACAGATTCGCTTTTGCAAAATCACCTGCTAGTTCTGCATTTTTTATTGCTTGTATATAAGCATCGGAAACTGCGACAGAATCCCTTGCTTGTTTTCTTTGAAGTGCTAATCCAGTAGCATCTCTTCCTTGAAAAGCATCACCAACACGCATTAATAATTCTGCGATACCTTGTGTTCTTGCTCTCTTTCTTTCTTGGTCGTAAGCATTTATTTGGTCTTGAGTCATTTTTGCTAATTGTTCTTGATTTAATAATTCACCTGGTTGATCTCCAAATCCTCCTAACGTAGAAAGTTTATTTCCAAAGTTTGTGTAATTAGGAACATTAACAGGAGAGTTTTGAATATTAGAAAGAGCAGACAAGGCGCTATCAATATCAGAAAGAAGTTTATCTTGTTCACTTAACGCTTGATTGGGCTGTAATAAGCCAAAACTATAACTATTTATTGCCATTATAATTTACCGTAATTAACCATTAAATAACCATGCTCATCAACTGTTACCGCTTCAGGAATATGTGCAACTTCTTGAGCTATAACACCTACAGTTGGGAACTTAGAAGCTCCGATAGATTTTCCTTTTTCATTCCAATCCCAAGTGTAAACATTATGTCCTTTAGACTTACCGATAAAATTAATATTTTCTTTTAGTCTTGAATCAGAAAGAGCACTAATAAACTGACCTATACCACCTAAACCAGCACCTAAATCAGCAATACCTCCTCCACTGCTTTTTTGTGTTGTTGATTGCTGATTAGGCAATGCACTAACACCTTGAGCTAGTAAACCAAGTTGTTGTGCTGGAAAACCAATAGCTCTCAAGAACTCTTGATAACCTGCATCCATAGCTCCTTGTTGTAAGCCTTGTTGTTGTAAACCAATATTAGATAATAAGCCTAAGTTTCTGTATTGGTCGCCAAGCAATCCTTGATTGATGGCAGAACGAAAGTTTCTGTCTGCCATAGCATTAGCAACAGAACTATCAAAACCTTGTTGTCTTAAATTAGCTGCAATATTGCCTGCTCTATCAGCAAAGTTTCTATTTGTTTCTGCTTCTAAGACTGCTGAACGAGATCCACCAAAAGCACCTCTGCCGATAGCTGCATCTTGGTCTGATTGTATTTGTAATTGTCTGCCTCTGTTCAAATCAGCCATAGCATTATCTATAACTTGTTCTTGGAATGGATTATAAAAAGAGTTTATATCTAATGGTGCTTGGCCCATACCAGCTAATTGACCTCTTGGGTCTAAAGCCATTGATTGACCAAACATATTTCTAGTTGCATCAAAGCCAGCTAGTTGATCTGGATTAAATCCTGCAACCCTTGGCCCTGTGTAGGGTGTAAAAGGTAAAGCTGCAACTCCTTTAGCTTGATTATATAAAT